CAGTTGCCCCTTGAGGAAGTCGGGATCCACCGACACCCCGTAGTTCGGGTTGGCCTTGATCAGCGCCTCTTCGGTGTCCCACTGGTCGCCTTCATCCAGGGTGTAGATGATGCCGAAGATGCTGTCGTCCTCGACCGCACCAGCCAGGATCTGGATCACCTCGGAGCGCTTGAGGTAACACGGCCCGCCCATGTCGGCGCCGGCCGTGGTGATGTACAGCATCATGGGGTTTTCGCGAGCACCCATGCCGGTGATGAACGTATCCACCAGGTCAGAGTTTCGGTGCTCATGGAACTCGTCGGCGATCCCGCAAGAGGGGCTGGCGCCGTCCCCGGGGTTTCCGATGACCGGCTCGAAACGGTCAAGATGCTGAGGGCGCACCAGGGTTTTGGCGTTCACCTCCAGGCCCCACTTCTCCCGGAGCTTCGGCAGGCGTTGGCAGATCTGCTTCGCCGGCCGAAACACCTCCATGGCCTGCTTCTCGCTGGTGGCGCCGCAATACACTTCGGCGCCGTACTCGTTGTCCAGCTTAAGGTGCCCGATGCCCAGCCCGGCAATCCAGGCTGTCTTGCCGTTCTTCCGCGGCACCTCGATGTACGCTTCCCGGAAGCGCCGGCGGCCAGACTCGGCCCAGCGCCACCCGTAGATATTCACCGTGCAGAAGATCTGCCACTCGGACAGCTTGAACTTCTGACGCTGGGCCGCCCACTTGCCCTTTACGTGGGGCAACTTCTCGAGGAAGGCGCACCAGATCTCGCCGTCCTCATGCGGTACCAGGTCATCGCGCTGCAGGTCTTTGACGAATCGCCGACAGGCATTCTTGACGTGCAGACAGGCCGGGATCTTCCCCGCCAGCACCTGGTCGGCGTAAGCCGCCGCACGCTGCCAGTACGTCTTCATCAGAAGTCATCGTCATCGTCCGAGTCGTCAACGGACAGGCTGGCCCGGGCCGACGGGGAAAGCCCGATCTTCGCCATCTCCGAAGTGAGCCGGGTGATGCGAGACGCCGGAACCATGCCTTTCATCTCACGGAATTCGGACAGCAGGCAGGCGATCACTTCCACAACCAGCGTGTCGGCACCGGTCAGCACGCCCGCCGGCGCAATGCGAACCACCTCACGCCAGCACGCGGCCTGCCCCTTGCTGAGATGGCGGGGCGCAGATTTCGGAAAGGGCGATGAAACTTTCGGCTCTTTCGCCCGCTCGTTGCGGCGCTCGCTGTGTTTCTTGAACGCACCCCGGGCATCGAGTACGCTCGTCGCTGTCCTCGGTCTGCCCATTATCTAACCACTTGATCTGCGCAACCCCGGAATTCATTTCGGAGTCGTGAATAAAAAGGGGGGCGGGCGGTACTGTAGGCGCGAAACTTGAACTTTCGACACCCCCGGGCCTGCTCGCCGTCATCGAAAAAGCTGATCGGTCGGCCCTCCCAAGCCCTAGCAGCGTGCCTCCCTTGCGGTCTTAGCCTTGTGGCAGGGGTCACAGATCGCCTGGAGATTGTCGTCGTCATCCGTGCCGCCCTGGCTTTTCGGGATGACGTGGTCGACCTCGACCGCCGGCGTGAGTCTCCCTTCCCGTTTGCAGGGCTGGCACAACCAGTCATCCCGCACCATCGCTGCATCGCGTCGCTTCTTCCAGTCGTGGCCGTACCCTCTCTCTTGCGCGGTCGCGCGGCCCGGCTTGTTCCATCCGCTGGACAGGTGTGCATGCTCCTGGCAGTAGCCGTGGGAGGCGGTCGTTGTCCCTCTGCACATCTGCGCGCGGCACGGGCGCGGAGCACGCATAGGCATCAGTCACACACCACTGTCGTCTTGACGCCCTTGCGCACCCAGTACGCCACCTTGGCAGGATCCGGCTCCAAGCCGGTGATCTCGCTCATGAGGCGGACGCCCTCGATGTAAAAGGGCAGCCACCAACGCAGGGAAAGGCGAACCGTGAGCCGGGAGCGAGCCACTACTCGTCCGCCTCCGGCGCGGGGCTTTTGTCGATGATGATGGCGTCCAGCTTGGGGGCGAGGCTTGCGTAGGTAACCGCCACCCCGGCTGCCGCCACCGCGAGGGTCAGGAGCGAGAACAGGACAACCATTACCCGGCTGACCGTTCGCACCGAAGCCTTGATGCCTATGACTTCTGTGTGCGTGTTCTTTGCCGTGTCCGCCACCGACACCAAGTAATCCACGCTGCTTTCCAGGGTGCCGACTCGCGCGGGCAGGCGCTCATTGTCGTTGCGATCCATCCTGTACTTGAGCGTATGAACTTCCTGCTCCATCGAGTTCAGGCGACCAGGGATCGTTGAGTCCACGTTGTCGAATACCTCTTCGGTCATCCCCAGCCCTTACTTCCGGATCGCATCCACCAGCCCGTTATGCCGGGTGGCGCATTCGTGGTACATGCTGGCCCAATCGGCCATCGTGTGCAGGATCGTGCCGGCCTCACCGTCATTCAGTTGCGGGAGCGTCGTCGGACACTTCGCCAGCAGGCTCTGCTGGTAAGGCTTCGCCTCGGGCTGCCGCGTTGAGCAGCCGGAGACCGCCAGCAGGCAGGCACACGTTGCGATAAACAGGATTCTGGATCTCACGGATCACCCCGCGATCAATGATGCGTTCGTTGGCCTTCAGATCGGCCAAGCGGGTCTCCACCTTCTCGGCGATCCTGGATTCGCGCTCCATCGCGGCGTCGATGGCGGCCTGTGCGCCCCGCTCCTCGGCAAGATCCTGGCTATCCTCGTACCAGCCACGGCCCACCCATCCGCCGAACGCAATTGCGGCGACCACGGCGAGAACAACGGCGTAGGGCCCGCCCTTTTTCAGCAGCACGGCCCAGCTCATTGGTCGCCACCTCGGCCGCGCCAATCGCGGTAAGCCTTCCAGGCACCAGCCAGAACAGCCGGCAGGCCGAACACGGCGCCGAACGCAGTGGCTGTGCCCATCGGGATGTCCGGCGGGCTATCGCCGAATACGCGCCACGTCACCCAGGTGACCAACGTCAGGCCCCAGATCACCAGCCCCAGCGTTACCAGGGCATTCTCGGACAGGAACCGATAAAGCCGGCTCACCTCAGTAGCTCCATATCCAGGGCCGTGGCCGGCCGGTGTCGTTGGGCAAATCGTCCAAATGGATGAACCGGCTGCCGCCCTTCTGATTGACGCCAAAGCCGGTGAATCCGAGGGCCAACGCCAACTCGATAACCTGCAGGGCGTTACCACCACGGACGGCAATATCAGCAGCGCGACCGCTGGCATGAGCCCCCGGCGAGGCTTTGCGGGCCTCAATCGGATGTGATGGGTCGCGATAGCCGCTGGTGATGATCATCGGCTTGCCGTACTGCGTGCGCAGCGACTGCAGGCGGTCCATGAACGCAGGGTCCATGCCGTCTTTGCCCGTGTGCGAGCACCGGAATTCCCCGGCTGAGAAATTCGGCCAGCGGCTCCAGTCCATCGCACACCTCAGACAAAACGCCCTGGCGACCGGGTGACTCCCAGTCCGTAGGGCAGAAATAGAAAGACCCGCACGGGGCGGGTCTCGGGGATGTGGGCGCCGGAGGGTCAGAACGGCACCAACAAAAAAGCCCCGGCGGGAACCGAGGCTTTGTTTAGCAGCCAACCTTGGCCACCATAGCTGAGACACTACCCCTGCGCGTCTGTACAGTCAACCAAAAAACAGCGCTTTTTGGTCACTGATTATGCGGCCAGGGCTTCCATCATTGAGGCCACGGCGGTGATGGCTGCATACAGCCGCCGCGATGCCGCGTCCTTGCCGATCTTTAAGCGGCGGCCCAGCTCCCGGACGCCGTGCCTGTCCTCGGCAAAGCCCACCGCGTAGTATTGATAAGCGGCCTCGTAGGCGTCCGGGTTGATCGCTTTCAGCGACGCCATCACCCGCCGGTCAAATATCTCCATCGCCTCGTCCTGCTCCGGCGAGATCCGATCCTCCACTCCTTTCTGCTCGACCATGCCGCGCTCCAGCATGCCGGCAATGGAGTGGTACTCCGCCGGACCTGGCCGGCCCACGCGGCACCAAATGCCCCATTGGTCCAGTACCCGCTCTGCATCATCATCAACCAGTGACATATCCGTCTCCGCACCACCCAGCTTTAGAAGAGGCTCTTTGCTCGCCGCTCCACCTGCTTTCGTTTCTCGTCCAGGCTCACCACCTCCTGGCGGGCGCCTTTGTCCTTGCCGCAGCCCTTCGCGACGCGATGACGGCCAACGAGGTACCCGATGGCTGCTCCAGTAGCCAGCGCCGCCAGCACCATCAGCATCATCATGTGCGCTCCTCCGCCCTCCCGTGGGCCACCAAAGGCAGGGCGGTAAGGGCCTCGCGCACGGTGCGACTCAGGAGCCTCGTGAGAATGCCGGCCTGTTCCCGTATTTGCTTCAGCCATTCACGCATCACGGTCCAATCTCCTCTTCAGATCGGCCCGGTGGCCTCTATCAGTTCCGCCAGGGACGGCTTGAGATTCCAGGTGATCGGCCATTCGCTCCAGCGTGCTGGCCGCTATCTGTCGCTCATCTACGAGCATGAAGTTGGCTGTCTGCTGAGCCCTGCTTCGCAGACCCAGATTCAGACACCCGTTGATGTGTTCAAGGTGTTTGATGCGGTTCTGCAGGTCGAAGATCACCTCCTCATGAAGGTGCTGCCACGCCTGCCACGCTGCATCCCGGTCGTTTAGCCAGTGGGTGAAGTCGTCTTCTAACCAGATGTTGAAGGTTTGCTCTACCGTCGAATCCCACCAGGAGCGGAATAGCTCAGCCCTCTTGGCTTCCTTCTGCAAAAAGCGGTTCGCCTGCCTCTCAAGCTCCCTGATGCGCTGGTCGCCGTGACTAAGGCAGACCCAATTCATTGCCGGAATCTCTGCGCGGACAGCCTCAGCACAGGCGAGAGCACGGGCCTCGCCCAACTTCGACCCGGCTGCCACCTCAAGCTGGCGAAGCGCGAGTCGCGCCTTCCCGATGCTGGTGATGGGGATCTCGCTCTCAATCACACCGGAATCTGGCTCT